ATATTACTAGATGCAATTAAAGATAGATATGAGTTTCCTGAACTAAGACGTGTTGCTATGGAACAGTATGGTTACTGGAAGCCTGAGACCGTAATCATTGAGTCTAAAGCATCTGGACTGCCGCTAACTTATGAGTTGCGGAAAATGGGGATACCTGTTATAAACTTCACACCCTCTAAAGGTAACGATAAACATACGAGGGTTAACAGTGTCTCTCCGCTGTTTGAGTCAGGGAGAATATGGGCGCCCAAAGATATGGACTTTGCACAGGAAGTTATCGAAGAATGTGCAGCCTTTCCATATGGAGATCACGATGATTTAGTGGATTCCATGACCCAAGCTGTTATGAGATTTAGACAAGGTGGTTTGATTCAACACCCTGAAGACTATCAGGATGAGGAGATGCCACAACAACAAAGGACGTATTACTAGCTATGGCTAATCCTATCAAAATTTATAAAACACTTGAAGAAGCATATAATGCTTTACTAAAAGGTTTTAGATCTATTAAAAACAGAGATCCAGATTTAGTTGAAAACCAAATGCTTAAAGCAGAGGCAAAAGGAAAGATTAAAGAACAAGGTGATAATATTTCTATTCTAGATGATCAAAGAAAATTTGCTAAATTAGAAGAGCAAGGCATCATGAGTCAGGCTCCAGGAATTAAATCTGGTGAAGTAGTTGAAGCTGTATTTAAACCTGGAATGGATAAGAGAGGTAAGATGGTAAAAGAATCACCGAGTCAAAGACAAGCTGATTTAGATAGACCATTTGTAACTGAAGATGAAATGTCTGCATTCACATTAGAAGACAATGCAAGAAAATTAAATAAAGCTAAAGGCTTTATTGATAAGTTAGGTGCAAAATCTACAAGACAAAAATTATTTATAGCAGACTTAGTTGAAGACGCAGGCACAGGTGTATTTCAAGATGTAGATATGAGTGCAGTTGTTAGATCTAATATGTTTGATGACTTATTAGAACAAGGTATTGATGATGATCTACTTACAAACATTATGTACTCAGGAACTAAATCAGATGATTTTGCAACTACACTCGCAAAAATAAAATCAAACGCTAGAGACGAAGGTGTTGATATAGATGAAACGTTAAATTTTTATGAAAGAGTTTTTGATGAAGTAGCTAGAGTTAAAAAAGCCATGGGTGGTAGGATAGGTTATGCTGTTGGTAGTTTACCAAAAGGAATTCAAAAGTTAGTACAAGCTCTAAATAAAAAATTTGGTAAAGACACAGTGAAGACTGCTGATGAAATGGATAGACCTAAAGATGTACAAGCATTTGAAGACTTTGAAACTAGAAATCCAAATCCAAAAAGACAATTAACAGATGATGAGATTAGAGATTATGAAGAAGAGTTAGGTGATAGTGAAACTTGGATGAATGATGGTACTATTGGTGAAGCAGAAGAAGCTTTAAAAAATCAAAAAGCTTATATGGCTGATATGGAATTAGAATATAAAAAAGGTAAACTAAATCCAGAACCAGGTGAAAAAGGTAGAAAAGAATTTTTACAAAGTAAAATGGATGAAATGGAAATGTCTGGTGACAAAAGATTAATGACACCAGATGAGATTGATGAGCTGTCTACATTTGACATAGGCACAGAGTTAGAAGGACTAAGATCTTTAGGTGCTAATAAATTAGCAGAACGATTTGAACTAAAACAAAGGTTTCCAGGTTTAGATGATGCATTAATAGATAGAATTTTAGTTGATGATAATCCACAAAGAAAAGCCGAAGTACTAGCAACTATAGAAGAGTCTTATAAAATGTTAGAAAAAGGAATGGATCCAGGAGATATTATTGAAACATTTAAAAACACATCTAGACGTAAAAATGCACAAGGCGGCCTAAACTACTTGATGGGACTATAATGTCTGAAGTAAACAAGATAGCAAACTACAATCAAATGATGTCTTGGTTAACAAGACCATCTACTCCAAAAACAGAAACTAGAGAAAACTTTGCTGAAGCAGGATCTGCTAAAGTAGATGGTAGAACGACTAGAGGTATAAATGTAGAAAGAAGAAATGTAATAAAAAATATTTTAGAACAAGATATAGAAAATTTTAATAAAAATAAAAAATTATATCCAGATCAAAAATATCCTTTGAATGTAGATAATATTCAAAAACTTGTTAAAGAACAAACTGGAACTTTACCTGATGCTTATCTTATAAATGAATCTTTAGAAAAATTAGATCCAGAAATAAAATCAAATATAGTTAAAGTAGAAAAAGGAGGCACTACAAGTTTAACACCAAAAGAAGAAAAATTATTTGCTAATAATTATAATAAGAAAACTATATCACAAATGGCTACTGAGATTACTGGTCTTCCCTATGATAATAAAATAACTAAGGCTAAAAATGCACAGCTATATAGATATTATTTAACTCAAAAAAAATTAGGAAATATTGAAGAAGTAGTAAAAGGAACTAGACCAAAAGGTTCTACACCTAAAACTGAAAAAGGTTTTGGAGCATATAAAAAGGCACAAAAAGATTTAATGAATTTAGATCCTGATACCTATAAAGATTTAACACCTGCTCAAGTTGATGCACGATTAAAAAAAGCAATACAGTTTTCAAAAGTAAGAGGAGCATTTGATGTGCCTACATCATTAACTCCAAGTTTTGAACATTTTCAAGGAATTACTCCTGGAACAATTACTCAAGATCCAGATGCTTTGAGAAAAGTAGGTATTACTACACAAGATTTTAACTTTAATGTCTTAGGTGCTAAAGCAAAAAATAATATTTATAAAACAATTAAAAATGAATTACGAACAGCTAAAGAGGCTGCTAAGTTAGGTGATAATAAAGCAGCTAAACAATCTTTAAATACTATTAATGAAATATATGATGATGTAGCTAAAAAATTAAAAACAGTTACAAGAGATAAATTACCTAAATATAATTTAAGTAAAAATTTAATTAAAGAAACAAACTTAAAAGCTGTAGATTTTGATGTAGAAAAAAGATTAGGAAATACAATAGAAAACTATGTAAGATTTGTAGCAGCAGGTCCTAAAAAAGATGTTGCTAAAATTAAACAACCTAATTTAAAAAAAGCTGTGCAATTGGTTAAAAAGGGAGATGACCAAGCAGTTAAAGATTTAATTGATTCAAGATTACCTGCAGTAAGATCAGGACAACTTTTTTCAAAGTTACTTCCAGGATTAGAACAAATAGCACAAGGAATAAAAAACATTCCGGATGATATTGCAAAGAAAAAATATTTTACACTAGGTTTAAAAGCATTAGGTCCAATTGGTACTTACATTGCAGTTGACGATACTTACGAAGCATTAAAAGCAGGGAGACCTGTTGCCGAAGCCCTGGAGTATGGTTTGATTGGAACTAATCTAATTGGTTCTGCAAAAGATTTAATGGCTCTATCTCCTGAAGAAAGAGAAGCAAGATCAGTTGTTAAACAAGCTGAGATGGCTGATCAAATTGCTCAAGACGAATCAATGTTAGATAGTGATTTTGAAACACCTAAAGTTAAATCAGATTTAACTAGAGAAGAAGCAGAAGAAAAATTTGAAGCTGCTAAAGCTAGAAGAAAACTTGAAAGAGAATCACAAGAAGCAGACATTGCTAAAGCAAGAGCTACAAGCATACAAGGTTTAAAAGATTTAATAACAGGTAAAAGATTTGCTGGTCAAGAAATGCCAACACAATATATGGCGGCAGGCGGACGTATAGGTTTTGCAGATGGACCCGATGATCCTTCAAGAAGAAAGTTTATGAAGATTGCTGGAGGTATTGCATCTATACCAATCGTAGGTAAGTTTTTAAAACCTGCAATGGTTGCTGCACCTAAAGTTGTAGAAGTAGTCAAAAGAAGTGCTGATGGTATTCCTGAATTTATTGGAGACCTAGTTACTAAAGTTGTGACCTTTGGAAAGAAAAACTTTACAGGTAATAGAGCAGATGAATTTGCTGACCAATATAGATTAGATGATTATGTTGTTACACAACAAGGTAATAAAACAACAATTCAAAAATTTGATGATCCTGATAATCCTAACTATAAAGAAATTGAAATAGAATTAGAAACTGATCCTGAGACCGGAGGCGTGACTTATAAAGAAGCAAGCGTAAGACCTGATGCAGAAGGCAAGTTAAAAGACGTAGAAGAATATGTTGATGACCTAGATCTAGAAGATATGAAGAAATACACTTATGATGAATAAATACCCAAAGAAACACCTACTACCTCCTGAGTCCGGACCCATGCCTCAGGGGTTGAATATTAAGTATAATACTGTTAAAACAGTCAAACAATCTGGAGAAAAAATAAATGGCGGATATAGACAAAGCACTTCCAAACGAAGTCAGAAAAGAATT